CTGGGAAGATCGCGTTGACGGTATTCTCGGAATACTTCGACAGGAGGCGCAGCTTCTCCTCCGCGAAATTCGACTGCGTGGTCTTCAGGAACTGAACGTCACGCACCGCGCCGTCACCATGCAGGTGTGCGAGGATTTCCAACTCAGGAACAGTCACGGGGTTAAACTCACCCCTGTAGATGATGTTACGAACATCGCCACCGATGGCGATCTTCACGGTAACCCAATCAAGTTCTGCCACGTATTTCTCCTTGGTTCCTTGGTGCGAGTGGTCGGGGCGGCAGGGCACCAAGGAAGCCTGCCGCCCCTAGTCGCACTCGCCGTTAGGCGATCGCGATTACTGCCGAGCTGTTGAGCTGCTTCGCCACCGTCTGGCCGGTGAAGGTCAAGCTGGTGTAATAGACAAAGGCGTTCTCGGGGCGAGCCGGGTTGTGGCGATGGCGCCACTCCGAATCCATGGCCATCAAGAAGACGCTCGCGCTGTCGATCATGTAGCAACGCTTGCTGTAGCCCATGTCATCCAGCGACGGGTCGTACTGGAACTCAAGACCCATGTGGTTGATCGAGCCAACCGACATATCCTTGCCGCCGCTGAAACCAACCTGCGAGTAGTTGCCGTTCGCACGCAGTTCGATCTCCAGAGCGCCGAGGAAATCGGAGCCGCAGAAGGCGTGCGTCGGGCGACCACCGAAGCGGGTGAGCTGACGATAGAGGCCCTGGATGTAGTTGCAGAGCGTGCCACCCATCGTCGGCAGCGACGTAACCGGAGCCGCGACGTTGGAGTAGTTGCGCCACCAGGCGTTAGCCGCCAGCGAGCGGTCGATGCCGCCGACAGTGTCAGCATCCGGGGTGTCGGTGATGAGCGAGCGAATGCCAGCCATCGCCTTCGGGTCCGCGGTGCCGTCGCCCCAGAACAGGCCGTTGAGCGAACGAGCGGTCTGCTCGGACAGGTCAGCGAGCTTGTTGTCGAGGAGGTTCACAAGCACGGTCATATCGCGCTGCGAATGGTTCGACGTTTCGATGCCCATTTCGTCGGTGACAGAGAGGCCGTCTATTTTTAATTCCGTCCCAGTAATGCTCATACCTATGTGCATTTCCCGCCAGGGGAAGTTCGCCCGAACGATGTTCGCCGGGTTGTAGAAGCTCACGGTGTCGTTGTGCGTAAAGCCCTTGAGGGAATCGTTCACGCCGCCGTTGCCGTACACGCCCTGGAGAGCGATCGAGATGTCACCCTTGCCACCGGGGAAGGACTTCTTCTTGCCCTCAAGCAGCTTCACCAGCGGCTTGTTCTGGATGGTCTGGGAATAGAATTCCGGCTTCGAGAAGAAATAGTCGAAAGCCGCATTCGAGATATTGGTGATTTCTTGAGTTGTAAAAGCCATTTGTAGCTCCATTGAGTGCCGGAATTAACGACACTCTGATCAAGGAGAGCGATGCCTCGCCCGATCGAGCCCCTGCATTGCTGCTTCCATGAGGCTCTTCGGAGCGGCGACTGCGCTCGGGTTGCTGGGCCTCTGGATCCCTGAAGGGTTCATCTGCGTTGGAGCGCGGGACGGCCTGGATGCCCTGACAGCCGCGTCAGCCCTGCGATAGGCCTCCTGGGCAACTGCCACACAATCCTGCGGCGACTGAGGGTCACCGTATTCCGCCCTGATGCTCGCGACATATGCCTTCGCGACATCCAGTTTGCGGGCATAATCCGGGTCGGACTGTCTGACGGTCTGTTCCCAGGCAGCAACTGCCGAACGGTTCGCTTGACGGGCATTTTCCTCTTGCTGGGAGGCCTCCGCCTCAGCCTGGCGCTCGAGGCGCTGCTGGGCGTGGCCGAGGTCGTAACGCTGCTTCGTGATGCCGACAGCAACGTCCGGTGCCACCCTGCCCTGCCTTACCTGCTCTTGAAGATCAGGGGGAAGGGCTCGTCCCGTGTACTCCATCGCCAATTGGACGAAGGGAGACAACTGCTCGAGGAACGTCTCGTAATCCCCCTTGCGGAGGGTCGCGAGAGCCTGCAGTCCGAATGCGAGGTCCTCAGCGGACAGCTCATTCTCCTGCATGTATGCCCTGAAGGGCTCGACCTCCCTGACCTGGTCCCGGTAGCTGTTCCGCTCCGAAAGGAGGGACTTGATCCGCTGCTGGGTCGAGGGCGTGTAGGTCTTGATCTCTTCAGGCGAAAAGTCCTGCGGCGCGTCCTGGTTCGGAGCCTTCTGAGCATCCTGCTCGGATCGAGCCTGCACCGATCCATCGGTGGGCGCTGCTTCCGTCTTCGGCTCGATGGCCTTCTTGACGGCTGCAAGCAAACCAGCCTTGGGGTCGGTTTCTCCGGGTGACGAAGCCGGGTTAGCGTCGGAAGCGGGAGACGAGGCCGCAGGAGCGTCGGAGGCGGGTGACGAAGCCGCAGGAGCGTCATGGCTAGGAGATGGCTGAGATGTTGATGGTTCCACCGGCGACGAGGTGGTGGGATTTTGAACGTCTAAGTTTCCATCTATCGACATACGGGCCAGCTCCTTGGTTAGCTGGCCAGGCGTTATACCCGAATGGGAATAACGTGTCTACTTTTGGGTGCCGACATACCCCACATCAATTCAGAGGCATGTCAGGAGCCCCAGAGGGCGCCCTGGGAGCCTGGCTGTCCATGCCGGGCGCCTGGGGAGCATTACCCGCCCCTTCCGGCCCCTGCATGGCTGCGCCGGGCATCATGCCCCCTCCTGGGTTGCTGATGCCCTTCATCGCATTCATGGCGACGATCGACGGCAGATCGGACACGAAGGCCTCGGTGATGTCGATCCGGCTGCCCATGGCCTGGATAAGCTGCTCGAGAGCCCACTGGGGGTTCATCCCAGGGATCTGCAGCATGAGAGGCATCAGCCTCTCCATGTTGGCAACTTCCTGCGCCTGGTTCGGGCGGCCCATGGAATCCGCCTCGATCTCGAGGAAGACCTCCTGCGCGACCTCCTGAGCCGTCATCTCTGGCCAGACGGCGCCAGGACCGGCGATCTGCAGCACCGTCTCCTTGCTGGTGTTCAGCAGAAGCACCTGTCCCGCGGCGCGGGCAAGCTGCGTCAGGATGTCGTTCAGGTCGTCGATGCTCGAGCCCAGGGCCGAAGTCATCGATGACTGCGCAATGCTCGATTCAGTGGCCGTGGCATTCGACGTGCCGCCAAGGTTGGCCTCCTGGGTGCCGACAGAACGGAGGATGTCCGTGAAGGTCTGCTCTGTCTCATACATATTCGGGTCAATGCCGGGGCCGCGGACCACCTGCAGGAGGTCGTCCACCTTCTGGCCCGGCTGGAGGGCATTCAGCTCCACGACGGCATTCGCCGGGCGGTTCTGCAGCTTGGCGAGATCCTCCTCGTCGAGCATGCCCTGAGCCGTGGCCGTCAGGGGCCGGTTGGCAATACGATGCTCACGCAGGCCCTCGCGGGCGCGGTTGATCTCCATCTGGGGGTGCCGGATGAGCGTGACGTCGGACGGCGGGAAAATCGTCTTCTCTGAATCGCTCTCGTTCATCACCAGGGCGAACCAGGGATAGAACCGCTCCATGTAAACCTCGGGAGCGGCAGGCTCCCGCAGGAAGTCCTTGTAGCCATCGCAGAGGATGTAAACGAGGCCATCCGTCTTGGAGTAGACCTCCCAGACGCAGGCCACGTCCTGGGTAGCCGCATCATCGGACTTGCCGTCCTGCATGAAGTGCCGCGCGAGCGTGACCACATCCTGGCCGGTGTCGGACCTCTTGTAGGCGTTGTAACCCTTGCCCACATCGATTCGGTAGATCCGCTTAACCTCATCGACGGACAGCATGTACTCCTGCGCAACCCAATCGGCGCCCAGGAACTCTCGCAAGTGGACACACTTCGGGTCGGGGATGATCGACATCGATGTCGGGTAATCGAAGATCAGACCTTCACGCACCACCTGGTCCTGCTGGGCCTGGAGGTCCTGCACGATCAACCGGAGACGCTCGATCTCCGCGGCATCCTGCTGGGTGATGCCGTCAGCGATGTCAGCCGAGAGCTGCTCCATGGTGGCGAGCTGGTTGGAAATGTCGGCAATCCTGGCCTCGATCTCGGGGCGCACCTGCATGAGGCGCTGGAAGCCCAGCTTCACGTAGCCCACGCCGGTCGTGACGGCCCGGCGGACCATCAGCTTCATCATCGTCTTGAAGGGATGGACCTGTTCCTGAATGTTGTATTCGTAGACCACCTCAAGGGTCTTGCCGATACGCTCAACCTGCTCGATCTGATCGCGCACCTGGGCGGCGTCCTCAATCACAGCCTGGGCGATCTGGGCAGCCTGCATCACCATCGGATCGGGGGGCGGCGGCGGCATCTGCATGCCGGTCATCGGATCCACCTGCGGCATCATCGACTGCTGGGCCATGGCCACGGCATCCATGGCAGCCTTCAGTGCCGTATTGGAGCCATCCCAGACCGTTCCCAGGAGCCGCTGGCGGCGCCGGGCGACGGCCTTGGGGTTCTTTGCGTAGAGGGCCGCCACTCGCTGCTGGATGTGGCGCAGGGTTATGTTGACCACATAATTGTTGTCCTGGCCGGTGCCGGGCCACTGCTTGCCGAGGGCAAACTCCTGGTCGGAGCGCATCCGGTCGAAGTCCTTCTTCCACCGCTCCTTGCCCTTCTTCACGTTGGCCGTCCAAGCGCGCACCAAAGCCTCGCGCGACGGGCTCATCTCCGGTGCCTCGCGCTCGAGGACCTTGCCTTCAGGATCCATCAGACCGGCGAGGGCATTGCCGGTGGGGGAATTCTCCATCATCGCTCCAGCCATGGGATCGAGGGGCGCGTTGGGGTCTACCGGGGGGATACCGAGGCTCATGTCACCATCCTGCTCTAGCGCGACTGAATTCAGTTTTGCGTTTCTCGCGTTTTGCCATTTCATGCAGCCAGGCGCCAGTGCCGAAAGAGGTTTCCGGCGCCTGCACCTGCTTCGACCTGGGCCGCATCTGCTTCAAGAGGCCGAGGCCCATCATCGAGAGGGCGTCCACGAAGTCATCGTGGCTCGCCGCCGGGAACTTCAGGATCTCGGAGCGGGCTTCCGGCCACCAGGAGGCGAATGCCGGGAAGTAGATCTTGCCAGACGACATGCGGCCCAGGACGGACTGAGCGCGGCTCTGCTTGTCGCCAATGGGCGTGATCTCGTCGATCGCCGCATAGGACTTCGTCTCCACCATGCGCTTGCGCAGGAAGGGGCCGATCGACTTGGAGATGTGCCCCTTCTCGGCAAACCAGAAGATCGGCTTATACTTTCTGATGAGGTTGCACATCTGCTCGACGGCCCGATCGGTGGGGATCCTGGCCCACACTGAATCGGGCATGATCCAGATGTCGTCATTCTTATCCACGCCGAAGGCCAGGAGGCAGGTGCGATCGCGATCCTGCTGGGTCGAAACGGCATGATCCGACGCACAGTAGAAGCGCAGCTCCTCGTCCTTCGGCCTGGCGTTCGGCGAGTGGTACTCGGACAGCATGTCAGCACGAAAGAAGATGCCATCTTCAGGCGCCGGGCGGCCCTGGTAGAGAGCCATGAAGCCGCGGGGATCCGTGCGCTTCTGGGATTCAAGGTATGCACTATCGAAGCGTTCAGGCCAGAGCGCCTCGCCGGGCTTCCGGCCCAGGATGTCGTTGTCCTCGGCAAGGGCCGGAAGGTCCACCATATGCCACTTCGCAGCTTCCTTCTCGTTGTAGAAGGGGTTCGCAGGATCCGTCAGACAGCCAATGAGGTCCGATTCATGCCATCTAGTTTGAATCAGCACTATGCGCCCGTCCCGGCTCTGGAGGCGGGTACTCATCACCTGGGTGTACCAGGACCAGAGCTTCTCGCGGATGACCTTCGAATCCGCCTCTTCGCGCGACTTCAGTGGGTCATCAATTAGGAGTAAATTCGCACCTCGCCCGGTGGCCGCGGAGCCGCGCCCGAGGAAGAAGGCCCTACCCCCGCTTTCCAGCTCGACGCGATCGACGGCAGCCGCACCGGCCTTCACCTCGATATTCGGGAACACATGCTTGTAGAGCGGCTCGCGCAAGGTGTCTCGAATCTTGCGACCGAAATCCCACGCAAATTGGCTCGAATACGTAGCAACCATGACATGGTTGCCGGGATTTCGGCCCATGTACCAGGGAATGAAGGTATGGGAAGCCAGGTGCGTCTTTCCGTGCCGAGGCGGAACAGTGATGATCAGACGCTGCATGAGCCCCTTCTCAACCTGCTCGAGGGCAGCCGCGATCACCTTGTGATACCTCTGCGCCTGGTAGGCTGACTTGCCTACATTGTCGGGATCATTGGCATCAGGGCTGAGGTACTCGGCAAACGTGATGAGATCATCCCGCGAAGAGATGATCTTCTTCTTGCGAAGCAGGAGACTCTTGAGGCGCTCGTCTTCGGTCATCAATTCCTCGAAATGGAGCGCGCGGCGACCTGCATGATGTCGCGCACATAGTTCAGGTCAGTCGGTGCAACTTTCCAGCCAACGGTGATCTGGCCGATGAACTGGTTGATCTCGGGCGGCACGCTGACACGGCAAGTGAAGGTCACGCCCTGCCGGATGTACCAAAGCCCAATCTCGCTCTGCGGGCGGGTGTACGTGCCGCAGGGAACTTCGCTCGCAATGAGCGCAATCACGTCGCTGTTGTTCGACGGGTTGTTCGTGAACAGTCCGACATCAAGCCCTTCGACTTCGGGCGCGCGGCCACCCTCGCGCAAGTATGCGCGCTCGGAGATGCGCGTGTTCAGGATGGGATCAACCTTGAAGATCAGCAGAACGTCAGCCTGCAAGTCAGCCATCGTCGTAGCCGCCACTTGGTCGAAACGGTCTGCGTTCATGGTCGGAAGCTCTTGCTGCTTCTGCCACACGTTGAAGAACAGGTCGAAGTTCTTGTGGATGAAGTACCCGCTGAAAGCGAGGATGCCGAGAAGGATCACGACAATCAGCTTGAAGGGGCTGTCAACGTATTGAAGCACGGACATGGCCGTGCCAGTGACGCCGGAAGCGCCACTGGCTGGCTTGTCCTCGGGAACATCACCCTCGGCCATGTTCAGTCCTTTTTCAGGGCCTTGAGACGGCCAATGAGCTTCGCCGGGTCGAGCCCAGCCTTGGATGCGGCTTCCAGCGCCACGCTGCCACCGGGAATGACGGCAGCGGCCATTGGGAGTGCTACTTCCGGCGCACCTACAACGAACCGCGCCAGTACCCGCGCGATGTCGCTGTTGTCGATCTTGCCGTCAGCGATCACGTCACCGATGGTGTCCGCGATCTGCGAAATGAGGCTCTCGTCGCTCATGGTCAGGCGTCCTTCGTGAGGTAGAGTTTCTTCTCGGCTTCGCGACGGCGGGTCAGCCCAGCCAGCACCTTGCCAGCGGCCTTGTTCCACATGAGGAAGGCGTCTGCGGCCTTGTCGTGATGGCCCTCGTTGTGATGGCGCACCACGGATGACTTGGCGAAGTTCGCGGGGCCGATGTTGTAGCAGAGGCTCGTCATCGCCGCGTTCTGGTTGCCCGTCATCGACACGGTGATGGCCTTGTCCACGGCGGCCTCATACTTCTCGATGTCGCGCGCCAGGATCTCCTCGGCTTCCTTTTCGGTGATGGTCATGCCGGGAGTGACCTTCGGCTCGCCAGCCATCGACGTGTGGCCGTAGCCGATGGTGTCAACGCCAGCACTGCACTTGTAGGTCTTGAGCCTCAGTCCTTCGAAGGACTTGAGAAGGTCAAGGCCAGCCTTGTTCGTCTTCATGGGTACTTCTCCTGTCTAGTCTTCAATTAAGTGGCCGGGGTTTCGGCGGGGGCCTCGGCGGGGGCCTCGGCGGGGGCCTCGGCTGGGGCTTCGGTCGTCGTGGTCGAACCGTCAGTCGTCGTGGTCGAACCGTCAGTCGTCGGAGCGGCCTGCGGCGGCACTGCCATAGGCGGCGTGTACGGCGCGGGGAACTTGGCGAACACCATGCCCATCTTCGCGGAGAAGGACGCAAGAGCGGTAAGATCGTCGTTCAGAGCCTCACGC